GCAATGATGTCTAACACTGCATCAGTTCCCTACGTTGTTGGCTACACAAAAGGCTTAAATAGAGTCGCTCAAATCTACGTCGACCTGTTGCCTAAGTTTTTTAGAACGCCTCGCTCATTGCCAATTTTAGCCCCGAGCGGCAAGCGGTCATACGAAATTATTAATAAACCAGGGCATTTATATTTCAATTACGATGCTAAAGATATGATGGTTAAAGTCGAAACCGGTGTTAACTTTGCAATGCAAAAAGAAATGGCGCTAAAAACAATCACGTCAATGATGAGCGCAAGTGAGAACTTTGCTAACTTCATCAATGAAAAAGGCATGCCGTTCTTATTAGATAACATTGAAATACGCGGCATCGAAGACTTAAAAGAAAAAGCAGAAGAGTACGAAGTCGAGCAGAAACAAAAACAACAACAAGCACAACAAGCGCAGCAACAACAGCAACAAATGGCGCAGCAAGCAATGCAAATGCAAATGCAACAAGGGCAAGCAACAACAGCCTTGGCTCAAGCAACAGCGCAAAAAGAAATGAAAGAAGCGCAAGGACCAAGCAAAGCCCAAGTTGATCTAATGAAAGTTCAGGTTGATAAAGAAAGATATGCGACAGACTCAGCGCTAAAAGAGCAGCAAATCGAAAACAACTTTATCGAAACACTTTCAAAAGTTCGTGACTCACAAGTTGACAACGAACTGCAAAGAGACAAAGTGAGCGCAGAAAATGCCAGAACTCAGGTTGAGATGATGGAGACAGCAGCAAGAATAAACAGCGTTGATCAAGCCGAATCAAAAGAATAATAAATATAGACAGGGCGCCTATTATGGCTATGCGTCTATATTTATAAGAAGGGGGTATTTGATTGGCTAAGCGCTGAAAAACCTGGAAGCACTGCTAGCCTTGGGTTTTTCGCATAACTTTTAATTATTTTATAAATGCTTTGTACTATTGTCTTTAATTTAGATACAATTGTATTAGTTTAATTTACCGACTTATTGTCGGGCATCTACGCACCAAAGCGGCAAAATTGGCGTTTAACTAGACGGACATTAGGTACTTTTACGGTCACGCGGAAATAGTGGAGGATTAACATAATGGAAGAGAATCAAGCGAGTGAAGAGATAGCAGGACAAGAACCGGCTCAAAATAGCGGTGAGAAAATGCTAGCTCAAAGTGAAGTAAATACGTTGGTAGGACGCACGCGGGCAGAAGCGCAAGAACGAGGAAGAAAACAAGCAGAAGCAGAATACCAGCAAAAGCTTGCCGAAGTTCAAAAAAACAACTACCCCGGCGAAAAACCTGAAATTGATGCGGATATGATGTATCAACAAGTGCAAGAACGTTTCAATCAAGAGATGCAACAACGCTCTCTTGAAAATGAAATGCGACAAGTTGCTGACAACTACTCAACTAAAATGAGTCAGGGAGCAGACAAATACGAAGATTTCGGCGATGTAATGAAGGATTTCGATCCCGCAGCATTTCCGCAACTTGTATACTTAGTCGCAAACATGGATAACGCATCCGACATTATGTATGAGTTATCAAAAAACGGTTCAAAACTTGCAAGCGTAGATCACTTATCAAAAATATCACCCGCTCAAGCGAAAAAGGAACTTGCTAGAATCGGACAAAGCATTACCGCAAATCGGGAAGCAATGGAAGAATCACAACAGCAAGGTACTAATGCGCCTCTTGACAGAATGCAATCCTCTCGAATATCTGGTAACAATGGCCAAATGTCTATTCGAGATTATCGCAACCAGCCCTGGCTGAAAGTGTAGTAATCTTTACGGCGGCTTTCTGAGCGTTAGCCGCCACCATTCATTTGACATTGTTTTTTTGTTAGCTATTTTTGGAGCAATTACAATGACTACAAATGTCCTACAACAAGTCGCAACTTATAACGAGTCTGGCCTTGCATTACTATTAAACAGCCAGCCATTTATCGGCACATGTAACATGAAGTTTAAAGACTTCGATAAAGTAGAAAAGAACCTAGGTTCTTCAATTCTTTTAGACCAACCAAGCCGATTCACTTCCGCTAACACCCTAATCGCTAGCTTTCAAAACGTCGAAGATAAAAGTTTAACTTTAACAGTTGACCAAGCTGCAAACGTTTCTTATGAGTTCAGCGCACAAGAGTTTATCTTTAACGCTAAAGATTTCATGGCCAAATATGGCCGCGATGCAATTGCAGAACTAGGCACTAAAGTAGAATCAGACGTAGCGTCTGTTTGTGAAACTACTCCTTACCGTTTTTATGGTGATGGCGTTACAGCATTGTCTAGCTACTCACAACTTGCTACCGCGTTGGCTTTCTTTAGAGATTTTGGCGCAGCTAAAATGGACACCAAAGCTTTCTTAGACAACATTACTATCCCGAGCATCGTAAATAGTGGCTTAAATCAGTTCACTACAGACCGAGGCAACAAGGAATCAATGAGCTGGGAAATTGGCGACTTTTCAAGATGTGAATGGTTTGAATCAAACTTGTTACCTATCCACACAGCTGGAACAGAAGGCGCAAGCGCATCAGTATTAACCGTTGTATCAACAGGTCTTGACGCAAATGGCGCAGTAACTTCTATCGTATTTAGCGGAACAGACGGCGCAACAGACGCGGATTCTGTTAAAAAATATGATAGCTTTCAGTTCAGCGACGGCGTAGCAGGCAAGAAAAACATGCGCTTTATGTCTTACATTGGACATAAGCTAACACAATCACCTGTTCAATTTTCTGCAACTGCGGACGCTGCATCAACCGGCGGCAGCCAAGTAACCGTAACAATCAACCCACCTTTGCAAGCCGCTGCTGGCGCTGAGCAAAACACAAACACACCAATCGTTGCTGGTATGCAAGTTACTGTATTACCTGATCACCGTTGTGGTTTGATTATGTCAGGCAGCCCGTTATACATGGCTATGCCTAGATTGCCAGAGCCTAGACCTTTTGATAGTAAGATAACATCCGATCCAGATACAGGCGCGTCCATGCGTACTTATTTTGGTTCTTTGTTTGGTCAGAATCAGCAAGGTATTGTTCATGACTGCATCTGGGGCAAGCAACTTGCTGAAAACTACGCAATGAAACTTGTTATCCCTGTTTAGCATTACTAGATCTTGATAATGCCGCCTCGTTTGGGGTGGCATCTTAGAAATAATTAGTTCAGGAGAACTTTATGTCATCTTTAATTCCTATTGTTAATGCTGGTTTATCTTATGTGAATGGCTTAGAACTATCGCGTACTGACGATGCTTATGTTGCCGTTGCTGCGGGTGCTGCTCGTGATTCAAGTAATGTTGTTGATATCGTTGTCGGTTCAGCTTTGGCAATCAATGGCGGCGCTGTTGGCGCAAACGGTGTTGATTTAGCCGTGCTTGCTAATAGCTCAATGTATGCGGTTTATGTAATTGCTGATTCAACTAAATATAATGACCCTGCTGGTTTGTTGTCTTTAGCTGCTAATGCAACGCCTACAATGCCTTCTGGTTATGACGTTTATCGTCGTGTTGGTTGGGTTTTAACTGACGGCACAGCGGATTTATTAGCTTTTGTTCAGTTCGGCTCAAACGAGCATCGTTCATATTACTATGACGTTGCTATATCTGAATTATCAGGTGGCGCATCTGCAACTTACGCGGCTGTTGATTTGGCAACAAGTGTACCGCCTATCGCAACCCGCGTTATGTTAGATGTGGCTTATACACCTAACTCAGCTACTAACTTATTATCAATGATACCTGGCGCAAGTGCTGCAACTGCTGGAATCGTTAGATATGGTTATGGCGTTGCTGCTGCTCAAGTTGGTTCAGTTGTTATGCCTTGCGATTTAGTTGCATCAGTACCCACAATTAAATACAAAGTTGGTAATTCTTCAGACGCTGTTACTTTGTTAGTAGCTGGCTTTGAGGACAATCTATAATGACTTACACAGTCAATCAATTAGTATCTGGCGCGTTTTACGCGTCGGGTATTGTTTCACGTGAATTTGAGACGGTAAGCGGTCAACAATTAACTGACGGTATTGATTGGCTAAACGAAGTTTTAGACGAGAAGACGGTTGATATGGATTTAATTCCTTACGAATCGACTTACGACTTAACTTTGCTTGCTGGCGTAGAAGAGTATTACATTGCTGATTTAATAGAAATTGATACATTAACTTTTACGTTAGATACGGTTAGATTCTCTGTTCAAAAAACCCCGCGGGACCAGTACTTCGGGGTAAACAGAGTGAACGGCATTAGTTCGTTACCGGTCAGATGGTACATGGAAAGAGAGCTTGGTGGCGCTCGTGTTTATATATATTTTGCGCCAAATGATACTTATCAAGCAGAAATTAAAGGCATATTCAGATTAAGTAGCGTGGCTCAAGGGGATGATTTATCAACTACTCTTGACACTTTTTACACTACTTATCTGCGTTATGCGTTAGCTGCTAAAATTTGCGACGAGTATTCAATGCCCGTGCCCATGGGCGTTGACAAGCAGTTAAATAAATACCAAGCATTAATTAGTAAGCGGTCGCGTCCTCTTGATTTACATATTAGAAAGCAATCAACATTGCATAAGCCTGGGCCTGGAATTTGGGCACAAGCATCACTTTACCGGGGTTATATGCCTTAGGGGACTGGAATGCCACAAACAGAAATAAAATGCGTGGGGTCTTCAACTTTTGGGCGCTACCCTAAGATAAGCTTAGAAAAAACGTATAACATGTTTATCTCCGATGAGTGGCTTGTATCTTATCCAGGATTTAAAAAAGTATTAGAGCTAAACGCAGCCGTTGAGGGTCGTGGATTATTCCATAGTATCCGAGGTGGGTTTTTAGTTTACGTCGTTGGCGCAAGCATTTATAAAATAACAAGCGGTGTCGGTTCTATTCGAGTAGGAACGCTTAACTCTGAAACGGGAGAAGTGTTTATTGATGAGAACTTATCTAGCCAAATATGCATAGTTGATGGCATTGACGCGTATATTTATAATTGGAATTTAGAATCCGTTACGGCTCAAAACTTTACCAGCGCGCCTGGTTATGTCTCATATCATAACAGTAATTTCTTAATAACGTCTGTTCCTTCCGCAGCGCTGCCACAAAATTGGTACGTTTACAAATACAGCACAGATACAACAATAGAAAAATTAGCGGCCAATGTAGGCGGCACTTTTTCTATTCAAACAAAACCGGACGTGTGTTTAGCCGTCCATCGTATACCCGGTCGCGGTAATAATGTTATAGCAATAGGTAGCGCGGTAGCTGAGGTTTACACGCAAGTCGGCGGCACTGAAAACTATCGACGTAATGCAAGTTTTAACATTAACAGCGGTTGCGTTAGTGTCTCAACAATAGCTTATGCGGATACGATGGTTTGCTGGCTAGGACAAAACGAAAGTAATTCGCCTACAATTATGTTTACCAATGGCGCGGAAGTTCAAAACTTATCAAGTGATGGTATTGATTTTCAATTACAAGAAATTGTACACCCCGAAGATTCAACAGCGTTCTTTTATCGCCAAGATGGACATTTGTTTTATCAATTAACCTTCTTTAATGCCGCAGATAACTTAACGTTGGTTTATGATTTTAATACACAGAAATTCTTTCATATAACAGATTCAAAGTTAAATTATCATCCGGCTAGGCAGGTCGTTTATTTTGAAGAAAAAACCTATTTTGCATCACTTGCCGAGGGCTCAATCTATCAAATGGATTCAAGTATCATTACAGAAATAAATACTGTGGGTGATACAACAGGCGAAGATATCCCAAGGATACGAATTTGTAATACAGTAAGGCAAAGAACCACGCTACCTTTTCGAGTTAATTTATTTACGTTTGTGATGGAACAGGGAGTTAATAGCTTTCCTAAACTTCTTGTTGATGCCGTTAGTTGCACTGATATTATGATCACTGAAGATGGTGGCACAATGATTAGTGAAGCAAGCGTTGAAATGCTAGGGGAAGAGGGCGTTTGTGCAACTAACGTTGAGCGGCCTTGCGTTGATATGTCGGTCAGTAAGAATGGCGCGCAAACATTTAGTAATAGCGTTAGGCGCTACCTTAACGCACAAGGAAACTTTAGAAATGTTATTAACTGGCATCGCATGGGTTTTGCAAATGAATTTACTATACAGCTTAGATTTTCAGGCATGCAAAGATTTGTAATTAACGATGGTGTCGCGGAGATAAGCACATGACAATACCCGTAACGCCTGTCTTTTATGACATGAAATACGTAGAAGACACGGGAAATTTAACAGCTCAAGCGAACATGTATAATGATGATTTATCACAAACGTTAAATATAGCGATTAATTTACTTAATCAAATATTAACTACTAATATAGAAAGTGGTGGCGCAGTAACTAATAACGGCATCGTTTCAGTAAATAAGACAGCGGCTGAGATTTCCGCGTTATTGGCTGACACAGAAACGGTTCCGAAAGTAGGAACTATTTGGTTTGATACGAATGCCGCTAAATTAAAAGTTGTTACATCGGCTGGTACGGCTCAAACAATTACAAGTTCATAAGGATAAAAAAATGGGATTATTTGATTCATTATTTGGTAAAGACCCTGGTCAAGAAGCAAATAAGCAGCTTGACAATATACCTGGGGTTTTGCAGCAGCACTTACAACCTTACTCAGACCAAGGGCGTCAAGCAGGCGCGGCACTTCAAGGTGAGTATGGCGGCATGATGAATGACCCATCTGCGTTTATTAATAAGATGATGGGTCAATATAAGCCATCCGAAGGTTATCAGTTTCAGCAAGATCAAATGGGCCAAGCGGCGGGAAACTCTGCGGCTGCCGGAGGTCAAAGAGGCGGCCCCGCTGAGCAAGGCGAGCAGCAAAAAATCACCCAAGGTTTACTCGGCCAAGATATGCAGCAATGGCTACAGAACGTTATGGGCGCACATACTCAAGGCATGCAAGGCGAGCAAGATATATATAATAAAGGCTTTCAGTCTGACAATAGCCAAGCTGAAAGTATGATGAATATGTACGGCACCAAAGCAACTAATGACGCTATGAGCGCCAACAGACCAACGCCGCTTATGCAAGGGTTACAAACTGCCGCTGGTGTTGCTGGTGGATTTATGGGAATGCCTACAGGCATGGGATCTTCCGTTGGTGGTGATTTAGTAAAAAAATGGATGTTATAACTTATGCCTTTTCAACCTATAAATTTTTTAAATATGCCTCAACAACAAGATGGTTTAGCGCAATTACCTAAACGTTTTGCTGAGGGTTTTAATATTGGCCAAATGCCAGCTAAGGCGCAACAAGCAGCCGACGAAAGCCGAATACATCAAGCGCTAATGCAAGCTCAGGCCGGACAAGCTGGGGCGACGACTAACAAAATGAATCAAGA